AACTGGTGCAATGTTAAAGGCCATTTTGATATTTTCAAAGGGTTATTGGTTTTGTTGGTTTCTCTAGGACTTGTTTTTCACCTAGCTTAGTTAATCAGGTTTTACCCTGCTTCACCTTAGTTTGAACCATGGTGAGTTCGTTTAAAAGTCAACGGTAGTCAATTCGGCAGCGGCAGCGATCGTAGCACCGACACTCTTGCCCCGGCATCGGCAGGGTTCCAAAGGGCTGCCACCCCTTCTCCCCAAACTTTATGCAGTCAGGACAAGTTCTCCTGTCCAACACTGGCACTCGTCGCATTTCCCTGTAACCCTGCTCCTGTTTCACATAGGAGTCCCCCAGGTTGAAAAATGAGTAGGAAGGGTTTGCAAGGTAGCGAACGACTCTGGTAACAAGGCTCAGCCAAGACATTTTCGGCTTCGGTGGAAGTACCTCTTCGCCCCCTTCGTACATATCTTCAAGATCAATTTCCGAGAAATTTATGCGGTCGTCGCCGAGCATTAGAGTTCCGTCGTTTAAGGCTAGTTCAGTTTGGCTCAAGAATTCCAACAAAGGTGGGAGCATTTGCCCGGTCACAGTGCCCCAGGCCCGTTCGACTTTCGCTTGCGGAGAGGCTTTTCCTGCCCCCAGGTGAACGGCAGCGAGGGCTGCCGACAGCGTCTTATCAATCAAAGTTCGAGAATACTCCTCCCAGCGAATATCCCTGTCTCGCAAAGCTTTAACGAGAACTTTCGACTGGTTTGTCATGAGACTTTCCAGCTTCTCTTGTGTTTTCGCTTTGCGAGCTAAGACCTCTGCTTGAGAGAAGTAGTCCGCTCGCTTTTTCGTTACCTGCCCGACCAAAGTTAGAAGGTCCATAGCTTAATCTCCGGGCAGCAGTATCGGAGCTATCAGCCCCGACCTCCCCAAGGAATGGAACGCTTGATTGCCTCAACGTAATCGCACTCTCCCGCCTGAACCATCTTCATTGCACGAGAATGGGGGTCTAGATCTTCGTCATCGTCAGGGTCACTGAAACGTCCCTCTGCGACAACTTCACCGAAGTGAACCATGTTGGGCAAACGCTCAAGCAGCGCAAACAACTTGGTCGTTGGAGTTTCTCCTTCTGCGAAGTCAAGTGTACCGAACTCAAGACCTTCGCAGTAGTTTTGAAGCTCTCTCTGGGGAATTACTCCGTCGGTCATCTTTCCTTCGGTGTAGAGGCTGTCAACAAAGTCGGCGATGCGTTGCTTACGTGTTCTGGTCTGATGCTCCTGGTACTCTTTCTTCAGGCGAGAATTTTCGTTCTTAAGATTTTCCAGCTCGCGTTGGAACTCTTCGAACATTTGGGTGGGATAACCCATAGGCTTAGCCTGGCCCATTGACCCCATTCCACAGAAGTCTTCAGTTTCAGCGAATTCGTTGTCGTCACGGTCGCCATCCTCGTCCGGATCCTCTTCCATAACGGGACGCTTCTGCCCATAAGTGGAGCCTTTCCCGGTTCGAGTCATTGGATCGCGTTCTGCGAACTTGCGAGAAACTTTCCTGGAAGTCCCACACTCTTCCATGTCAAGATCGTCTTCTTCGGCGTGGTCGATCGAAGGCTTTTCACCCGATCGCTGACGCAGCACACGAACTTTGCGACTACCAACGACACTTTCTAGGTCGACAGCAATGTCGAGGTCGTCCGGCTCTTCCTCGGACCGGTCTGGGAAGTTTGTGGGTCCGTCTTCGCGACCGTGGGGATCGTTCCCCGCAGAAACACCTGCCTTTTTTGCAGTTCGTGTAACACCGTCGGACTCTTCGCTGTGATCCGCAATTTCCTTACCTTTGACCGACGCCCTCTTTTGTCCAGAGGTTTGGTGGAGAACGCGAGAAACTTTGTTGCCTTTGGTGCTTTGAAGCGGCACAGCAATATCTTCGGTGTCGGGCTCTTCCTCAGAGTCCTCAGAGACGGTTGTTGGCCCGCCGTCGCGACCGTGGGGGTCGTTTCCATCGGAGGTTCCCGGCTTGTTTCTTCCGGGGAGGCCGTACTCACCATCGTTGTACTGGTCGTCTTCCATTGAACGGCGGCGACCCTCAGGTTGGTCAGCCCAACGGGAATCTTCGTCCCCTTCACCGTCGAGTGCTTTCGCCAGCTCCTCTCGGTCTTCGTCCTGGTCACCGTTTTTAGCAGTGTTTAAACGGTCCGTGTCTTGAGTCATGTCTGAAGACAAACCTTCGCGGTCTTCCTCATCCCCTTGTCCAACCGACTGACGGTCCCCGTAGCTATCGTCGGATGACCGTGCTGTTTTAGAACGACCAGCTGGATCCCCTGGATCCTTCTCAGCACGTTTTCCAAACGATGCCTGCCTGTTCGCAGTTTTCTTAAACCCTACCTCAGCGTAGTCGCCCTCAGAGTCTTCCTCGTCGGATTCTTCCACCTTCGCTGTCTTGGCCTTGGCCTTCATCTTAGCGATATTTTTCTTGAATGCCGCAGGAACTTCTCCGTGTTCCTCGGAAAGTTCATCTTCGTCGCCTTCGTCACCATCATCGGTGGCTTTGTTCTTAGCCTTCATCTTAGCGATATTTTTCTTGAAAGCAGCGGGAATCTCACGGTGCTCGTCCGAGAGTTCTTCATCGCCCTCTTCAAAAACCTCTTCCACAACTTGTACGTGGTGGCCGTGAGCCCCTTTCGCAACTTTGCGAGAGACTCCTTCGTCGAACTTCTCTTCTGGAAATTTGTCTTCCATGTTTGCTAGACTTTGAGCGGATTCGGAGACTTCAGCTCCTTCACGCCCCATTTTCTTTTTCATTTCGGAAAATTGCTGGTTAGGGTTTTCGGGGGCGGTACTTTCATCCGCCGAATTTGTAGTTTGTGTCGAATCGACGTCTGTTTCAGTCTGGTCTTCCTGGTTTTCTTGTAGTTCTTGGAGGGAAGAATCCATGTCTCCACGAATTTCCTCAAGCTTTTCCTTCAGGATTTCCAACGGGCCTCGCTCAACAAGAAGTGTGGGGCCGAGCTCATCGTCAAAGATGTCTTCGGGAGAGAGGGCTGAAGCGAAGTTGTACACTCCGTTGCCTTCCTCGGAGAATGAGAAAGGCTCAAGGCCCTTTACGGCGGGGGGAGAAGCTCCCAAAAGTGCCAAGTGCCGAACGCTCCACTGTCCCTCATGCGGGTTAATTGGAGAGTTCGGAGAGTAGAAGGAAATGGAAACCTTGCGGTAATGCCCTTCTTTCACTAAGTCTTTAGCAGTATCAGTGAAGTCAACGTCTGCGTATAACTTTTCTCCGCGCCTTACCAACTTTTTGACCCACCCAAAGGAAGGAACACTGTCGTTGTCCCCAGTGTGACCAATGACGAGTGGCGCCTCATGTGTTTGAGGGTCGTAAGAATCGACAACTTGCTGAAGGTCTTGAGGTGTGAAGTCCCTTTCCACGCCCTGGGCAGAAACCTGCGGTCCCGCCGTAAAAACATGAACACGTTTTGAAAACACTTTGCTACTCGTTTTACTCATATACGTTTTTACCCTTCTTTTTGTCCCCGTCAGAACTCTCCGAGTCGTCCCCGAATACAGAGTCGTAAAGGTCTCCGTCTTCTTCAGGGTTGTACGTGGTTTGCTCACCGGGTGGTTCTTCCTCCATCTTTGGCTCGTCGCCACCCTCCGGCTCGTCCTCCGGACTTCCTTCGGGGTACTCCCCGTCAGCACCGAAAATAGATCCGTAAAGGTCCTCGTCCTCGTCAGGGCTATAGGTGGTATTCCCTTCTTCCTCTTTCGTCGTGAACTCAGGAGCTTCGTCTTCAAGCTCAATACGAAAATGCCTCTCAACCCACTCCCTACGCGGTTTGTACCCCTTGTCGATAAGGGAACCCAAGTCGGTGGCAGTGAGGGAAGACTCCTCAATTCGAAACTCCCTTGTGAGGGTTGGCGCTGCAACGTCTACACCGAAGTTAAGGTCTACAATCCATCGTACCAGAGTGCGAGTCAAAGTGTGAGAGATCGCTTCGGAAATTTCCGCCGCTTTCACAACTCGAACAACGTTTGCAACCTGTGAAGAAGCTCTGGACCCAGACTCCGCTTGCCCAGCCTCATTTTCTCCGCAAAGTATAAGGCTAATTTCCTTGTCGATATAGTCAATTAGCCCCTTAAACACATCCGGTGTTCCGCTCGGGTTGACAAACTCAAGTTTGTACCCGTCCGGCAAAATTAGCGCAGTTTCCTGAGATAAGTTTGAGATATGATCATAAATCGTGTCAATTTCAGCAGAAGACGCGCTCAAGGGTGCAGTCGCAACAGCTGTGGGTGTCGCATACCGGTCCCCGTAAAGAACGTAGGACTCTAGGGCTCTTCTCCGAAACTTCACTAGAGGGTATAGCACTCGCCCTAGCGAAGTTCCGTATGGGTCCCCGTTGTGCTGAGTCCAGTAGCGATTTACGACGAATTTTCGAGCAGGGAGCTCAACCCCCTCAAACATACGATTGAAGGTTAAGCACCTCATTGTGAAGCCCGTTTGTGAGTCTTCCGCTTCTTGGAAAACAAATCGGCGCTGGTCTCGAATTCTAATGTCAAAGGGTATTACCCCACGTTTCGATTTCTTCCACATTATCTCGCCAACGCTGAAACCCACAATAAGAGCTTCAGCAAGTCCCTTGTATATCTCGTCTAAGGGTAGTTCTTCGAGAATTTCTGCTACGAAGTCCCTCACTGCAATGTCGCCAGGCTTTGAGCTGTACTCCTCAACGTACCACGGTCTCGATACAACCTCCTGAACCAACTTTGAGAACGAACTCTGTACATGCTCGTCAAAGAAAAGCCGCTGATAGACAGAAAGCGCACGGTTCCCTCCCTTCTGAATGAGAAGGTCGTCACTCGGCCGAACGATGCTATTTCCGGATCCAGTGAAGGGAGAAGAACTCCCAAACATGTAAATACTGGATAAGTTATAGGGGTCGCTCGTATAACTTGAAATCTCTCCCTTTGGTACCGGGGCAGTCTTAAACCTATTTGCCAAAGTTACCTCTTTTCACACGTTTTGGTTTCGGCATTTATTTCCTGT